GAAGCCTTGACATCTAAAAGTGTGGCGTAGCCGTTTGTAATTGCCATAATTCCTCTATTCTACTTGCTTGGGCAGTATCCTTTTAGACCCAGAGGTGTCTGCGAGATTGGAATAAACCTGCGTCAATGCTTTCAGTTGTCCGGCCTTTGTCATAGGTAGGGTCTTGACTAGCTAGACCCCAAACCCAATGCAGGTGTTCAATCTTTGACTCCATGCAAGGTGTCCATTGGTTTCTCTTGACTGCCGTTGCAACTGCCTCGGTGTCTGTCCAGTTGTGTATGTAGCCCTCATGCAGGAAGTTATTAGGCACATCTATTGAGCCTTGCTCGGCGTATTCCCTAGTAATCAGGTAGTGAGTTGCGTGGGTTTGAGCTAGGACATCAGGGTTGTGTAGATCGTTAGTCCCAACGAAGCCAAAGTTCTTAGCAAGCTCTAGTAGCGGTTCAAGCCAGCCAGGGTGAAACAAGACATCATCCCCACCGATAAGCAGGTAAGGCTCGGTAGTTAGTGGGATAGCTGTGTTGATAGCCCCAGCATAAGAGGCAACCCTTGCGTTCACAATCGTGTTAGCACCGGCAGCTTCAATAGCCTCAGCGGTAGCGGTGTCATGTTCCTCGATGATGAAGTAAGGAACTGCCTCTGGTGCTGTGTCTTTGAGGTTCTGCACCAAGTCGGCAATGCGGTGTGGTCTGTTTAGTGTGGGGATTAGGACAGCAATCATGCAAGTATCCTATCCCAGAATAGTTGTTTGGCCCCTGCGACAAGCTCGGTTAGCACATCTCTGTTTTGCCAGTTAGGTATCGAAGTGATACCAGCCAGCTCGTTAGTGTGTACCTGGCAACCTGACAGGACTGCCTCGATCACAGCCCTTGGCTCGGCATCGAAGCCAGTAGGTAAAAAGACAAAGTGTTCAGCCCTACTCATTGTTTCTAGCACCTGAGCCCTTGGCTTGTCATGCATCATCACTAGAGGTATCTTTTGCCACTCTGCCCAAGCTTGTGCCTCGGCTGGTCCCTTCTGAGTGTGCAATCTTGCAGCCCACAAAGCAAAAGACTCTTTAGGCTTCTGGGTTATCTCGGTAATGTCTATCGGGGATGTCACCCAGCTACTTACCTTGGGGCTTGTCCAGGCAAGCTCAATCTCTAGGTGTCTAGGGGTCCGAGCCATAAACAGTCTGGATGAGTTGATCAGGGTTGCTCGGTGCTCGTTCTGTGTTTGCTCATGGTGAATAGCAACAACAGGTTTTTTCTTTGCAAGTTGCAACATTGAGTAGGGGCTAAGTAAGTCTGTGCCAGTAATAACTATCTGGTCATAGTCCATCGCATCTTTCCACTGGTGAGGCAGGAAGGTCTTGACCTCAACAGGGGCATCAGCCAGCAGGGTTGCATCGGTCATCTCAGCCCCACCGATTAGCTTGCCGTCAGGTGCTGGCAGGTGGTGGCTTATCCAGGCAATCACTTGAGTAGCTTGCGTAGCACCGGCATCCAGTTTTCTTGCCAAACCTTCTCATGGTCAAAGTTTTGTGCGAACTCGATGGCCTTGTCTGACTTACCCTTGCCTCGCTTGTAAGCTTCCTCAAGGGCTGCGAATATTTCAGGTACCGATGGGACAGTAAAGAATGAGTGCTGGGCAGGATCGTAGAGTGGCTGACCTGCTACTGCCCAACCATCCCCGACTAGCTCAGGTGAGGCAGCAAAGTTGCTCACGATTGGTCGTACACCACAGGCAGCGGCCTCTATAACCGGCACCCCAAATCCTTCCCCATAGCTTGTAGCAAGTAGCACATCCATCTGGCTGTAAATACCTGCAAGCATCTCTTGGCTCATGCCGTATCGGTAAGCAAGTGGATCAGGAAAGGCTAGGTTGTCAACTGGGATGCCTAATATTTGACCTAGTGCCATCAAGTTCCAACCATGCTGTGAGCTGGCATCTGTGTGAATGTAAAGGATTGCATCGGGATACTTTCGGCACAACATTGCAAAGGCCATCATGTTCTCGCCAAAAGCTTTGCGGTGAATAATGCCAGATGCTTTGTTAGCAGCGTTCATACCGACAATAAAGCGGTCATCCTCGAAGCCCATAAACTCTTGACCAGGTATGCCAAGGATTGTGTCTGTTGGCTTGAATACCTTGGTGTCAATGCTGTGGGGAACATAGTGCCCCTCAAGCCCTGCCTTGTTTATTTGATCTAGCCCAAACTTTGACATTGCTAAAGGTGTCACATTGTCTTTTTTTAGCCACTGCAAAACAGCAGGTGGAACTGGGTTGTGGTCTATCGGTGTCCAGCTTGCAATCGGGATGCTGTCATAAGCCTTACCACTTAGAACCCAAACATCATAAAGGGTAATCATTAAGTCTGGTTGCTTGGCGTTCATCGCCTTCCAGTGCTTGTGATGAGCTGGTGCTACATCGTTGCTGTAAGACTCTGAGCCTCTTGCATAAAGCGGTATTGGACCATACCTAGTTTGGTAGGTTGAGTTGATTCCTTCATGTCCATAGTTGCTGAGAGCTGCAACATCAGCACCCTCTCGCTTTAGTAAATTGACAAGTGCTTCTGTGGCGATGCCGTAGCCAGTGGGCATCCCTGGCGAATTGCTGAGGACCGAAATCGTTGCATTGAGTTTTTTAGCTTTGGCTGGGTTGCCTGATTTTCCCATAGGTAGGTTCTCCCTCTGTTATGTGGCAATACTAGCAAAAGAAAGACCCCAAGCGAACCTACACGCTCGGGGTCTTTCAGCTTTTGTTGAGCTATTAGATAGCTGCACCTTTGAAGAATCCGATGTGGCTGGCGTGAGTTAACGCTCCATCCAAACGAATTACACCACGATATACAGTGCTGTCAGTATTAAAACTAAAATCGGATGACTGATCGACGCGTACGCCGCCGGCCACTCTGACTTTAAATGACGGTAAATGCCCGAAAAGCACGCTCTTGGTTGCGGAGCCTACTGCAGGGATGTTGCTGTTTTCGTAGATAGGGTAGCCGAGCAAAGTTGCTGGCTGTCCTGGAACTGCTGACTCGGTAAAGATGAATGAGCCGGAGCCATCCTTCATCTTACGAGCTGCTGCAATACCGGTCTTGCTCATCATAAAGCCCAAGTTGTTGAGGGCTCTCGCTCCGTCTGCGATTCCATAAACCAAATCTACGAGGTTCTCGTAGGTGGCGGCGGTTGCAGTTCCGGTGACTACTGATCCTGCTGTGTTAACAAGTTTGGTAGTTAGAACTGAGTTAGCCTGGATTCCAAGCGAAGTACCGAGCTGAGTAGCAAGGTAGTTTGTGATGTTGAACCCTGCGTCTGAAATCAGTTCGTTGGAGATTGAAACCAAAGCGGCGTATTTCTCAGCACCAAGGGTGATGGATGAGAAGGTTGGGTTGCTTGTGGAGATGGTTCCGGCTGCTGCTACTGATCCTGCAGTTGACAAAGCTGTCACTGTTGGGATAACTAGGTTCTCACCGGAAGTGGTGTTGAACACCTCTGACACTGAAAGCATCGGGGTGATCGCTGTCGCAATCTGGAATACCTGTGAGTAGAAATCCTGACCCACAGTGTTTGCAGATGGGACAAGGGTGCGAAGCTCACGAGCAAAGTCGTGTCCTCTGATTTCACCCATAGCAATAGAGCGAAGGATTTCAGCGTCAGTGTTAGCTGGTGCTGATACCTGTGGTGTGAAGGAAGCGGCTGCCTCTGCTGCACGAGCCTCACGCTCAGAGATTGAGCGAGCGGTTGAGATAGCTGTGTCGGCTGAGTCAATGTCAGCTTCGATACGAGCAATCTTCTGGTTTTCTTCTGCGGATAGACCACGCTTCTCAGCCTCAGCAATGTTCAAGACCTTGGCTTGCCAGTAGTCGAATACAACTCAAGCTCACCTAGTCGCATGGTGCCAGCCTGTAGCAAGCTATTTACTGCTGTGACCGAAGGCAACCTAACCCATGACAATAACCCGACTTTAGCCCGACACCTAAGCAACGCTGTTATCAAAACAGACCGACTTGGCCCACGCATTGTCAAAGAGCATCGAGGATCACCACGCAAGATTGACGCAGCGGTGGCAGCGGTCATAGCCTTTGATAGGGCAACAGTTGGTAGAGTAGAGGCTGAGGAACTACTCCCGCAATTCTTTATTTAGGTTGGTAATGACAGCGACAATTCTCCAGGCAGTTGGCATCCTGACAATCTCAGTAGGTGCAGGTCTTATCTATCCACCAGCAGGTCTAGTTCTGCTTGGTGCTGGCATCCTCGTCTTTGGTATAGCTATTGAGCGAGGAAACTAATGCTAAGTAATTTGTTTAGTGAAAAGAGAGCGATTAGCTTTCAGACTGTTTGGGGAGCTGGCCTTGACTTTGGGCTACAGTCCGAGTCTGGTGTCAATGTCACAACTAAAAAATCTTTTGAGATTGTTGCTTTCTTTTCTGCTGTCAGTCTTATCTCTGACACCATCTCGACTTTGCCATGTGGGGCTTATCTAAGGATTGGTGCAACTCGCCGACCTTTGAACCCCCGACCAGTTTGGTTGGACCAACCAGATGTTGACCTAAGCACAAGGGCAGCGTTCTTTCAGCAGGTCTTTTCTAGCTTGTTGGTGCATGGCAATTCTTACACTCGTGTCTTTAGAGATGCTCAAGGACAGGTTGTAAACCTAGTCAACCTTGATCCTGAGAAGGTAGATGTTGAGCGTTCAGCTATTGGCCGCAAAGTTTACAAGGTGCAAAACGAGGGCCGGATGCTAACAAGCGATGAGGTCATCCACATCGTTGACCTAATCTTGCCAGGTGAGCTAACAGGCCTTAGCCGAGTTGAAACACTAAAGCAGTCACTAGGACTAAACATTGCCCTAAGCGATTACGCTGCAAGGTTCTTTGGAACTGGTGCAAGTGCATCCGGTGTAATTGAGTTTCCTGGGAACCTAACCGCAGAGCAAGCAAAGCAACTAGCTGACGGCTTTGATGCAAGACACCGCAACGGCACACGCAGGGCACACCGCACAGGTGTCCTATCTGGTGGAGCTAAGTTTGTTGCAACTCAGACAGACCCAGAAGCAAGCCAAGCACTAGAGTCACGCAAGTTTGCAGTCGAGGAAATCGCTAGAGCGTTCAATGTGCCACTTCACCTACTAGGTGTACCAGGCACAGCAAGCTACGCATCTGTTGAGCAGAACAACTTGCAGTTTGTTTCTATGACCCTAAGACCGCTGGCAGAAAAGGTTGAGGCAGCGTTCTCTCGCCTACTACCTGGCGATGCCTTTATCAAGTTTCAGTTCAATGACCTACTAAGAGCAGACCTAGCCTCACGAGTCCAGTCCTACTCAGTTGGTACTCAGGCTGGTTTCTACTCAACCAACGACATCCGCAAACTTGAGGACATGGAGCCAGTTGAAAATGGCGACCAGTACCGAGTTCCACTAGCCAACATAGCTTTGGCAGACACTGATGTGATTACTAATGACCGCAAGGTTCTAATGGCTAACAGGCTTGTGACATCTGGATTCAAGCCAGAGCAAGTTTTGGCAGCCCTTGGATTGCCAGCAATCGAACACACAGGCGTACCAAGCGTAATGCTTCAGGGTGTTGCTCAGATTGACCCAGAGGACCCTACAGCAGTTTACGAGGCTAACTAATGCAAGCACCAGCAACCCTAAATCTGACAATGTTTCAAGGTGCATCCTTTGACTACAACCTTGTTTGGAATACCACTGCAAGAACTGTAACTACGCCTGTTAAC